TGCTGCTAAACTCAGTGAGCGAGGTAAGGGCAGCATCGAGCTAACCCATCAGCTCTATTGCGGAGATTCGCTCTGCCTAGAAGCCACAGGCCGCTACGCCGTGCTGCCAAACACCTAGGCAGGAAAAAGGCTTGCTATTTCACGGCTTAGACCATAGAATATGCGCCGTTCTGTTGAGAAAGGCAGCGCCTGACGGCAGAGCTGAAATGTGGAGAGGTGTCCGAGTGGTCGAAGGAGCACGCCTGGAAAGTGTGTAAGTCGAAAGGCTTCGAGGGTTCGAATCCCTCCCTCTCCGCCACAGAATTTTGAAGGCCGTCAAGCACTTAGCTCGACGGCCTTTTTCGTTTATGGCTTCTAGGGACTAGGCTGGGACTGGTCTACGTTTCACGCTTCATTTCTAGCGCGGTTTCCACCAGCGAGTTGATATCTGGCCCATCCTCAGCGATCCAGCGGCCGTAGTGCTTATAGATCATTGCTGGCGAGGTGTGCCCCATCTGCTCAGCCACCCACTGTATGGGGGCGACCCCTGTGCTTAGCAGTTGACTGGCATAAGTATGCCGGCACTGATTTGGCCCACGATACCGAACGCCAGCCTTCTCCAGGTGGTGTCGAAAGAAGCGATCGCGAATACCTGTGTCGCCGTAATGTGGCCTGCCCGTGTTTGAGTTCAGAAAGACGAAGCGCAGATCGGCCTTACGCAGGGTGGTGTTGTCTCGGTCGATTATTTCTATCGGCTGCGGTGGCAGATGGCCAGTCAATGCCCACTGACGCTGCAGCGCCTCGCGAGCTGGTGCAAGCAGCCGCTTTTCACGCGTAGAGCGCCTGGTCTTTGTGACGCGGTAAGCCTTGCGGAACTGTCGGCGCCGATAGCGAATAATGCCGCGCTCCAGGTCAACGACATCTTCCCACGCCAGCGCCATTGCTTCGGATAGGCGAGGGCCATCCCATATCATGAACTCGATCATGTTGAGTTCCTGCACACGCTTCGTTGGCGTAGTGAGAATGCGCTTGATCTCATTGCGGTTGAAAGGATCGGGGTCTTCTGGATCTGGCAGCCGCACCTGAATGCCTTGCGTTGGGTCATAGGCCTGGCGGTGCTGAGAGCAGTACAGCCGATAAATCTGACGCAGAATAGTCACGATCTCCTTGATCGTTTTGCTGGCCAGCGTTTTAGGTAGCTCGCTTTTCACCCAGGTCTGGAGCTCGATGGGGCTGACCTGATCGGCCTGCACTTTACCCCAGCGCGGCTTGATATGGCTTTTCACTTTGCTTCGATAGCTCCGGAGCGTCGTGTCGGCAACATCGTTCTCGATGATGCCTAGCCACAAGTCCGCATAGTGACCTACTGTATTGATCGACAGCCGCCTAGAACCCGGGAAAAGTCGAGCGTAGTCGAACGTACCCGTCCTCATCTCGTGATCGATCGATGCCGCCAGGCGCTCAGCGTGTGCGATGTTATCGTCGGTGGCCGAGCCGACCGGCTCCCGGCATTTTTCACCCTTGAACTGGAAGTAAACACGAACTTTGCCGCCGCGCACTTCTACACCTGCCATGATAATTCCCCTTAGCTGCATTTCTGCAAAGCCTAAGCGAGGCTTTAAAAAATTGGCAGGGGAGGATGCACGGTGGTTTTCTTATACCGTTAGTTTGCTATAGGCGGAAACCTCCCCGAAGGGAGGCTATCGCTAAGTGGTGGGTTGCTGCCGATTCTTCCAGCGGCCAACGCGCTGGCGGATAGCGCGGAAGGTGGCCAGCGCCTGCGGGTTGTGGTCTAGCTCGGCGCGGCTTTTGATATTGCACGCCGCGCAAAGCCAGTCGCGGGCATCGTCGGCGTTATGGGTACCGTCGGGCAGCTGGGCTTCTGACAACCCTTGCTTATGCCGCCGGCGCCGATCCAAATAGAGATGAAAAGCCTTGTCCTGGCATAGCATGGCCGCTGCCCTCGCCCAGCGCCCGCCTTTGGGTGCTTTGCTCGTACTCACCGAACACCTCCGGCTTGGCGACGTAGCTCAAGCGCTTGGCTATTAAGCTCATTAGCTGCGCAGTTCAATCCTAGCTCAATGTGGCAACCGTCGATTGACTCAAGGTGCTGCGCCGCGTTTTCCAGCGCCTCCGCATAGTGCTGCGCTCTTAACCTGGCAAGGCTGGCAGAAGGGGTGGCATTAACAGCGCTCCTAACTCCCTTGATCCAATCGGCCGCGGAAAAACCTTCTTGCGGATAGCTCTTTGCTTCCGCCTTTTTTATACGATCAACATGCGCGGCTAGGGCTTCGTGCTCTTCTTGTAGCTTCTCTCTTAGCGCTATTTGCACCTCTTCGGCGGCGCGGTACTGCTCGCACTCTTTGGTCAGCAGCTCGATTTGCCTTGCGGCCTCTTCAGGGTTCTCGCGAACCCAGTTCGGATCAATGGCCATGTTTCCCCCTAAAACTCTATCTGGTGGACGATGCCTCTCGCCTCAGGCTTTACGACGTAATGAACTTCGATGATTTCGACGCGCGGCTGGAAATGGCTAGCGGTGCTAATGCCAAGCTGTATAGCAGCGCCTAGGCCAAAACCTGCAGCCAGGAGCTTGACGGCAAAGCGGTGCGGGGCGGGTATTGGGTTACGCATTGCTGGACTCCTCCTCGCCTTCCGGCACCGCGCGCTTTCCGCAGAAGGGGCAGTATTGCGCCCGTATGGTGGTATCGATTTTCTGCCGCTTCATGCCGTCACCACCCTTTTTTGGCACCATGACTTGGCCCTTGTAAGGCACCTGATAGATGCTGATCATTGTCATGGTTTCGGTCTCCATACCGAACCCATAACCCTGCAGGCTGGCATCAAAATCCTCATAACCTTCCGGCAAGCTTTTGGCGACGTGTTCTTTTAGCTTTGCTTCAAGCGTTTCTTTGCATTTGCACTGCATGGTTCTCTCCTTTGTTTTTAGCGCCGCTGAGCGGCGCGCTTCTCACGAATGCCCTGGCACTCGATGCAGGTGGTGGCCCAGGGCGCAGCCGCTCGGCGCGCCTGGGGGATCTCGTGGCCGCAGTCATCACAAGCGGTGACAGCCATATCGATGCCCATCCAGCGGGGGCGCTTGGCCAGCGCCCCCTCCAGCCGGTTTTGCATCATTTCGTTGGCAATATCGGCGTTGTCAGCCATGGTCAGGGCTCCGCTTTTTCAATGGTGGCAAAGTCCTGCATCAGCTGGTTTCCACCTGGCGTGTAGTCGTGGGGCTCATTAAAGGAGTAGATGCTCCACTCGAGCACGGTGAGCGCGGCCTGTTGCAGCTCGCGATCGATGACGCGCAAGCGGGTCGGGTCCAGCGGCCAGGTGGCACCGTTGTAAACGGAAAGCAGGATGCGCCGGCAGTGTTGGCTCTGCCCGGTGTCGCCCTTGCCAACACAGGCCAGCCGAACCCAGGCGTCTGGGCCTTTGCGCTCGAGATCGTCGGCCTTGCGCTCGACTTCCTCCTCGGCATCGAGCATGTCGTTAAGGGCTTGGCGGTTGCGCTCGCTCAGGCGAGCAGAGAGGTTGGGCATGCTTGATTCGTGGGTCATGACTGACTCCTTGCATGTTGCGGGTTATGGGGCTCGCGGTGATGTGGTAGGCGAGCAAGGGGTATGCCGAGCTTGGTCGCGATGTGGTCAAGCCCAGCGTCGGTGAACTCGGTGCGGCCGTAGTGTGTCCAGCCGCAAACGGGGTGCCAGTAAGTGCCGGTGGCCACCACCACAAGCCGGGTTTTGCCCCGGTAGCCACCGGCCGGCAGGTTGTCCTGGCCAAGCACTGCCGCGTCACGCAGCTGCCGGGCTAGCGTGTTACGCCCGGTGTTCAACAGGGCAGCAGCTTGATCCAAGGTGTAGGTGCGGTAGCGTTGTTGCATGGCAGTGGCTCCTGGCTTAACGCTGGAAGATCCAGCACTTCACGCTGGCACCGTTTAAGCGAACTTGGCTTCGCACGGTGCGGTTAGCATCAATAAAGCGGCGGGTTTTGCTGCTTTTCAGGTAGCGCTTTAGCTCGCGCATATCCGGCACGCGCAGCTTGTATTCGCCGCAGGTGCGCTCGAAGTCTTTAAGGTTGATGGCAATGTTGTCGCCCTGGCCGCCGTAGTGATCCAACGTCGGCTCAGGCCGCAGGCCTTCGATGTAATCGAACGCCTCCCAGAACTCCGCCACCATGGGATGGTCGGCGTTGATCGACTGCTGACGCTCACGGGCCATCTGTTTGATGTGGCCCATGGCCATGGTGATGGTCTGGTCATCGAACAGGTTGAGCGCCTGCGGGCCTAAGCACTCCACCAGAGCCATCAGTTGGCCGTGACACTTGGCAATACGTAGCGCCTTAATTTCCGGGTCTTGGCCCAACTGGTTGGCGTACTCACGGCCGCTGGTCGTGATGTGCTCAAGCAGCGCGGCTTCCTGGCGAGCCACGGTCAGCGCGAACTGGCTGACATGCTCCAGATCGGTTTTTTCTAAGCCCTCGGCCAGCTCTTTGGTCTTCTGGGTCTGGCCTTCACGGCTGAAATGCAGGTGGCAGATACGTGTCTGGATCGCCTCGCCTGCCTGAACAGGGGCGTTCTGGCTGATCACGATGCTGCCGCGAAAGGGTGGTTCGTAAGTGTCGTTGCCTGAGTTCTTCACGCCACGGGCGCGGATCGAGCGGCCGTTAAAGGCGGTTTTGAGTTCGTCCCAATCGAACTGCTTTTGTTTGGCGCCGCCTTCCTGCTCGCGGTCAGACTCAATCAGCACCACCGGCAGGTTGCTCACCTGGGCAAAGTTACGCGCCCGGGCGGGCATGGTGGCTTTGGAAGGGTCAAAGCCTTCGTAATCACGGCGGCCCACCAGCTTCCACATGAACTCAATCAACGTGGATTTACCCGCACCGGCATCACCCACAATCTCCAAAAACGGGAAGCTGCCCATCTCCGCGCGGATCTGCTCAGCCAGCAAGCTGCCCAGCCAGTACGCCAGTGCCACCACGCCACGCAGGCCAAACGCCCCGTACAACTGGTGGGTCCACTCGGTGCTGAACGCCTTGTGGTCAGGGTTGATATGCAGCGTTACCGACTGGCTCAGGGTTTTCAGGTGGCGACGCGGACCGATCTCGAAATAGTCCTCGCTGTTAATGGCGTGAACCTTGCCACCAGCCACGGCCAGGTCGCCGAACACGTAAGCCCCGTGCTCTTTGCTGTAGCCGATGAAATCGATGGTCTCGACGGTTTTGATATTGCCGATCTGGTCTTGTAGCAGCTGGTCGAGCTGCTGGCTGGTACCTATCCATACCGCACCAGGGGCCACGCCCAGCAGGCGCTTTTTGTACTCGCTGGCACTGGCTAGCTGCCCACCGCTAAACGTGTTTTTGACCGGCGCGCGGCCATCGGGGAACTCCACGCGGTAGTAATACCAGCTCTCATCGGTGACCGCGTTGGACTGGTAATACAGCGCCGTGGGGTAGCAGGTGCAGATCTTTTTCACGCTGCCCGCTTGCTCCAGTGCCGCATCGCGAATAGCGGGGTTCAGGCTCTGCTGGTCGGCGCCGTCTTCGCCTTCGGCGCGCACTGCGCGGTCGAACGCATCCAGGTCGAGCTTGAACCACCACAGCTGAGCGCGGTATTCAAACCAGAACTCGCGCCGCTCGGTGCGCTTGTACATGATCAGCGCCTTAGCCATGGGGCTTTCGGCCAACAGCAACGCGCCATGGTAGCGGTAGGCGCTAAGATGCTTCTCGGAAAGCTCACCGCGCTGGTGAGCGTCGTTCCAATCCCGCTGGCCACTGCCTGGCAACTGCGCTGCCCGGCATTCCCAGCCAGCGGCACGGGCACGCTCAACGTGCTTGAGCGTGGCCTTTTGCCCGGCGCGGTTGCTATCTAGCGCCCACACCAGCGTGGGGCGGCTAGTGCCTGCCTGGTGCGCGGCATCGGAAAGGCCGTTTAGGGCGTCTTCTGGGTAGTTCGCGCAGCTCATGGCCGAGACGGCAGCGATGCCGTGGTGGTAAAGCGCGATGGCATCGAAAATGCCCTCGACGATCCACACCTCTTCGGCATCCACCAGATCGGCAGGGGTGAGTACCGGCGGGCACCACCACTGGCCTTTATAGCGGCCAACAAAGTTCGCCTTCTGTTTGCCAAAGCGCTCCGGGTTATCGAGCAGGCGCTCCCAGTACGCGCCGCCTGGCAGGGTAAAGCGCACGGTCGCGGTGCCGCCGATCTGCGGCTTCCAGAAGCTTTCCTGCGTGTACCAACCGCGCACCTTCTCCAGCTCAAAGCCGCGACCATCGCGCAGGTAGCCATCCGCCACCGGGGTTGCACTGGTGGTTTTTTCATGTGCCGGCATATCAGCACGCGGCGCGTAACGCTCACTCCACGATTGAAAGAACTCGGGGAATAGCTCTTTGACGTGAACCTGGACGCCGCAGTTGTTTTCTCGACCGCATTTAAGCATCCACGGCGCGTCCGCCTTTATGTAGGCCTCGCGCTTGCCGCACTCGGGGCAGCGCACCTTCTGCAGGTAAGCCCCGTTCTCCTTAGCCTCGAAGTCGCGGAACAGGCGCGCGAGAATGTCCTGGCGTAGCGATGTATTCACGCTCGCCCTCCTTATTGCTGAGTGAAATACGCGGTCGGGTAATGCGGTGTGCTCAACTCTCCAGCAACAGCAACTGCCCGGTAACGCTGTTGCCGCATTGCAAGTCCTGGCCATCTAGCAAGCGGCGCAGATCGCGCACGGTCAGCACGATGCGCTGCCCCGCACGGTTGGTGATAACGACGGCGTGGCTGGTGGTCGCCGAAACATCGATGGTGCCGTGAGCATTGACCGACTCAATCTCTGCCAGCGCCTGGAAAGCAGCGTTTTCAGCCCCTTGCTGCGGCATGCTGTGCACGTCGCAGAGGTAATCGATGCAGTCGTCCAGCGCCTCATGGCGCGGCCAACCACGGTGTTTCCACAGCTGAGCGATGGCGACGTTCTCGGTATCCAGCGGGCAAAACGTGTTGTGGCGAATAGGCGTGATGGTTCCCATGACAAGCTCCTGCGTTATTGGTAGTTGGCGGTGAGCTGCTCGAGCAGATCGCGGCGGCTTTTCGGCTCAAGCGGGATGCTGACCGCTGGGTCTGGATTGCGGCTGGGCGTGGTGGTGGTGGCGAAATCGACATAAAGCTTGCCGGACCAGCCGCACTCCGGGTCGGTGCACTGGGCGTACACTTCGTAGAACACCGGTACCGGGCGCTTGCTGGTACGGGTAATCGCGCCCTGCTTGCAGTGGGGGCAATAGATTTTCATCGACCTTCTCCTTTTACGTCGTATAGCGCCCGGCCACGGCCTGTTAGGCCTTGGGTACCGCGTCGAATGCGGCGGCGTAGCAACCATTCGGCTGCTTGTTCGCGGGTTTCTAGGCCTTGCTGTTCGCAAACGGCATCCAGCACGGCCTTCGCTTGCTCATCCAGCTCCAGGGGCTGATCCGGCATGTAGGCACCTCTTATGCACGGTGGAAGTGGGGCTGGGTTTACCCAGCGTGAGCATTGACACTGGTTTCCAGGGCAGCGGGATCAATGCCAAGCGCCTCGCGGGCCTCTTTCATCATCATCTGGCGCATCACCTCGGCTTTGGGCACGCCCAGGTAGTTGGCCAGCGCCGTGATGACATCCGCCTCGTACTGGTCGAGGTAGACGGTGGCTTTGGTGCGAATACGTTTAGGGTCTTGGTACATGGCGAATTTCCTTAAACCTTGAAGAGCGATTGGCTTCTGGAGCGATGAGAAAACCCCTGCTTGTGTCAGCTGGGCTTCTTCGGCGGGTAGTCGCCTGTGTTGTCGATCACGCCCTCCTTGATGCCCAGCAGGACGGCGGCGCGATGCGCTTCACCGCGCAGGCCTTTTTTGCGCCCGGCGAGCAAGTCGCTGACGAGGTTGGGGTTTAGCCCGTGAGCGCGACTGAACTCGGCAATGCTGATGCCGCGTCGGTCGAGCTCCTTGCGGGCTTGGTCACGGGTGAGAGACATTGTGATAACCTGTGTTAGTTCGTGTTGGTTGGGACAATGATGGTTCATAAAAATGAACCTGTCAATAAGGATGGTTCATAAAAATGAATATAGGTGATCGCCTGAAAGAAGAACGTGAGCGACTTGGCCTGAACCAAACGGCCTTAGCTCAGATCGGTGGTGTGGGAAAAACGACTCAAATTAAGTACGAGAAAGGCACCAGTAGCCCTGATTCTGCGTACCTTTCAGCAGTGTCTAAGGAAGGCGTTGATATCTTTTATGTTCTTCAGGGTCAGCGTTTCGCCCCACCTAGCGGTGTCGATGGTGGCGAAAACGCAACCATCGACGTGGCGCAGTTGGTGCGGATCGTGGAGCGGCTGGACGCCATCGCCACCGAGGCGGGCAAGCGCCTACCTGCGACGAAGCTGATCGAGATTGCCGCAGACGTTTACAACTACCTCCAGCAGGAGGAGGAGGGCGCGCAGGACGATGAGAAGCTAAACCGGACGTTAAAGCTGGTGGTAAACCGTTAAGTTAAAAAGAACCAAATCAGGGAGTAGGGAACATGAGCCGGGATCGGATGGATCAGGGGTTGGACAAGGCCATCGGCAAGTTTGAAGAGGCCATTAAAGAGCTGGACTTGCCCAGTGATGGCGAGGAACGCACCGTGAGCATCACGGTAGGGGGGAATAATGATGGCCATATCACGCTAGGCCACCACATCACCATTAACCCACCTGCTGATGCTCACGCAGCGCCGCCGCTTACCACCGAGCAGCTCAGAGAAATAGCCGAGCAGAGCAAGCGGGAAGCACGACAAAGCTGGCTGCGTAACCGTCTGAACATCCCCACGGCCATCATGTTTTTTTTGATCGGCCTCGCCGTCACCGGGGTTTTTAGCGGTTATCTGCTCTCAGTGCCGATGAGCACGGCCAACCTGCTCTTGATCGGTGGTGGCATTATTTTTTTCATCGCAGGCGTTTGGGCAAACCGCATTGGCGAAGTTGAGCGCGGGATCTTCAAGCAGGCGCGCGCGCGAGCCATACAGGCTAAGCAGGAGCTGCAGCGGCGGCGGTTTTCGTAACCCTGGCCATGCGGAATGGCTGGGTATTTAACAGTTAGAACGTTAAGGCATAGAGGCAGCTTTGAGACTGCCGAAAGCAACACAAGGGGATAGGGGATGGATGATATTGCGATAGTGGCGGGCTTTATTCTTGGCGTCGGTGCGTGGATAGGCATTGCCCACTCAATGAAACGTAACGGCAGGCCTTGGTGGTGGCGTCATTTGTCTGGAGCGACGTTAGCACCGCTTACGGTAATCGGCGGCTCTGTTCTGTTTGCTAGCCTGGGCGGCGTTACCGATCAAGAGGGCGTTCCTCTAGGTGCAGGAGGTGCGTTGGCAGGTTTGGTCGTGTTGCTACCAACGATTATTGCGTTAGCCATTTCATGGCGAACTGCTAAGCGGCAAGCGCCGACAGCCTCTGAACCAAAGCTTCAACCAGAAACTCAGGCAGAGCCAACACCAAAGCCAACGCCAACGCCAACACCAACACCAACACCAAAGCCTAAGCCCATCCCAAATGAGTCTGCTGCTGAGCCGGGCAACCTGCTTTTTGTATATGAAAACGCTGAGGGTGAGCAGAGCACCCGAGAACTTCGTAGCTGGAACGCTTCAGGCCGCTATATAAAGGGCTACTGCTTGAAGAGCGGTGCCATTCGAACCTTCCGCCGCGATCGGATCTTAGAATTTTTGGATGGCGAAGAGCTCCTGATGTCAGCATCGCCGCCTGCCAGCCCCGCTTCCTCTGTACCAGACCGCCCGCTTGAGATCCTTTTTACCGGCTTCGATGCCGATGCTCGAGACGAGCTGGAGGAGGAGGCCGAACTCGAAGGCATGGTGGTGCGGAAAAGCCTAACAAAAAACCTCGATTTTCTCTGTGCTGGACCGAATGCCGGGCCGCGCAAACTAAGCGAGGCCAAAAGAAAAGGCGTGACGGTGATGGATGAGCCCGCCTTTCTGGAGTTTCTGGACACTGGCGTTTTGCCTAATTGAGCGAGGCAGTGATTTAGGCTGCTCTCTCGCAAAATCTGGCCAACCTACCCCCGCTAATTGCTCCAGATTTCACGTACAGCCGCTTACGTTGCCAGGATCTCCATGTTGACGCTGCAGGTGTAAGCGGTGTCGTTGAGGTCGTGGCCTACTTCGGTGATGACCCAGGGCCTCGCATCAATCGCGGCCTTCCAGCCGGAAAGGGTGACGGGGGTTTCGGGGTAGAGGTCAGGTCTTCCTTCGGCCAGGCTTACCGTGCATTCGGCGCCGCCGCGCTGAATGCGCTGCCATTCGCTTTGTGCGGCGGCGTTGGCGTCATCTTCGGTGGCGTAGGTGTGGCGTAGGCTTTTGGGGTTTTCATCGCTGCCGGTGATCACCTCTTGGCGCTCGGCAGCGTCGGGGTCGTGCCAGTAGGCGCGCACCCCGGTGAAGGCCTCGCGGTCGGTTTCGGTATAGCGGTGGCTGTCACCCTGGTGGCGGTAGAGCGTGACCGGGGCGATGGCTTGGCCGCTCGCCGTGCTGCCTTGGCCTGCGGGCATGAACAGCAGCCGGCCCGCCTTGATGGTGGCAATGGCGTCGTACTGCTCTGCCAGGCGGGTGAGGAAGTGCAAATCCGATTCGTTGGTCTGGTCGATGTGCTCGAGGTAGATCCCGCGCAGCGCTTCGCCGATGGCGGGTTCTAGGTCGTTTCGCCCAGCGATGGCGTCGATGATGTCGCCCAGGGTGAGCTCGTGCCAGTCCTGCGAGCGCTTGCCGGGCAGCTGCTGACGCATATCGGCGCTTCGGGCGCGGATAGTGAGCGTGTCGGGTGCACCGCTGTGCTCTATTTCGTCAACGATAAAGATGCCGCGCTCCACCAGACCTTCATGTTGCCAGCCAATCGCTAGCGTTAGCTCGACCCCGCGGCGGGGCAGCTCGAGGCGGCCATCGTGGTCGCTCAGTGTGATGTCCAGCTGGTCGGCCTCGAAGCCGCGCCGATCAGTCAAGCGTAGGCGCATCAGCCGGGCGTCTAGCTCGGGGCTGATCAGTTGCCCGCCAATGGTGAGCCGGTACCCGGGGGCGCGCGGCGGGCGCCCCTGCTGTTGACGCGCCCAGCTCATGCCAGTGCCCCGGCAATGTTGCCGCTGCGCAGCCGGCCAAAGGCGGCGGCCAGGCTGCCCAGCCGTTCAGCACTTTCGTCATCGATGCGCTGCAGGGTGAGCGAAAACGCGATGCGCTGGGCGCTGCCGTCACGCATTTGGTGGCTCTTGGTCTCGCTCATGCCTTCGATCACGTAGAGCCCGTAGAAAATGCCGCTGCCTTCGATCAGCGGCCAGGCACCGCCTTCGTCGGCCATTTCGCGCAGCTCATCCAGGTTCTGCTGCCCGCCGGTGAGGTGGGGTAGCAGCGTGCCGGTGAGCGTGATGGTGTCATCGCCTGGGCCGAGAAACTGGCGGGCAGGGCGCTTGCCTACCCGGCCTTGGCCGTCGTGACGCCAGGCGGTTTGACGCTGCAGCTCCTGGTACGGCGCGGAGTTGAGCGCGAAGACGAACATGCCGTAAGCCATCATCATGGGTGCTTCCTCAACAGTCAGTCAGCACGGCGCCGTCATCGGCGAAGGCGGTGCTGGAAGATGAATGAGAGCCCCTGCTCGATCTACATCCAGAGCAGAGCTTGCCGGTGTTGCGCTCCACACGAAGGGCGTTGTCGTCCCAAAGCTCGAGCATATCGGGGTCTTTGCTGTTAGTGATGCCGCACTTTTCGATGTCGTGACGCATCAGCCAGCTTTCTAGCTCATCGACCTGGCCTTGATCGAGCTTTCTGGCGGTCATTATCTTTACCGCCTTGCCACTGGCCAGCCAGCGCTTGACGCGATTGAGCATTGGTTGAACGGGCTTGCCAATCCGCCTGCCCGTAGTGCCGGTGATTTCTGCCAATGTCCCGTCGAGATCTACGCCGATCCATCGTGCCATGCTGTTTTCCTCTTCAGTCGAGTGCTAGTTAGTCAATGTCATGGAAGGCACTGCGGCGGCGTGCGCCGGCATCGCGTTCTGCATTGGCCAGAGCCCGCTGAACTTCGGCAGCCACGTAGCGGGCCAGCGCCTGTTCGTCCATGCCAGGCGTAGCCTGAATGCTGATGTTGATGCCGCCCTCGATCGTGAGGCCTCCGCTGCTGGGCGAGGCGGCAAGCGGTGGCCTTGAGTCGAAGCTGGGCGTGGCTAGGGGCGCACTGTCGGCTGCGACACCACCGGAAGACAGCGCAGCCGCTCCGAGCATCAGGCCGCCGCCAGCCTGGCGTAGCGACTTGGCGAAGGCGTTAACTTCGCGCAGCGGGCCGTCTTCCTCGCGTTTTATCCCCTGCTGGTAGCCTTCCATGGTGTTGACGCCGAACTCGGCGAACACCTTGGAGGGCGAGTTGATGCCGAGCTTGTCTTTAAACCACCCGGTCACTGCGCTGGCGGTATTGCCGATCGTGTCCTTGAGCATCTGCCACTTCTCATCGATGCCGCCAACCAGTCCTTCGAGCAGGTTGCCGCCGAACCCAGCGAACACGGTGGACGGTGAATTGATGCCGAGTGCCTCCTTGAACCAGCTGGTCACGCCGCTGGCCATACCGGTGATCTTGTCTCTCAGCGCTTGCCACTTGGCATCAATGCCGCCGATCAGGCCGTCAATGAGCGCACCGCCCAGGCCGGTTAGCGTGGTGGGCAGCTCAATGCCGAGGGTGCTTAGCGCGGTACTAATGCCTCGCCAGAGGATGCCTAGCGGCGACCAGTTCACCAGCAAGCGAGTAACACCGCCAATGCCGTCGCTAAAGGCGGCCTTGATGCCCTCCCAAGCAGCACCGGCCTTGGCCTTGATGCCGGCCCAAAGCCCGCCGAACCAGGGGCCGATCCAGTCCCAGTTTTTGTATATCAGGTAGGCAACGCCTGCGACGGCGGCGATCCCTGCGATAATCCAGCCGATCGGCGTGGCGACGAAGGCAGCGGATAGCGCTTTAACGCCAGTGGCGACAATGGGCAGGGTGTTGGCAAACGCAGCCATGGCGCCGATAGCCTTGCCAATGCCCACGCCAAACGAGATAACGCTCAGAATAGCCTTGCCGGCAAACAGGGTGCCGATCACCATGGCGAGGTTGTCAAAGCCACCCACGGCAGCGGCGGCTTTGGTGGTGAGCTCGCCTAACTTGGTGGCAAAGGTGGCCACGCCCCGGCCCAGCTCTAGAATGGCTGGTACCGCATTTTTTAGGCGATCGCCAAACTCACGTGCAAAAGCTTTAACCTGGTCGCGGTTCTCTCTTAGCCAGCCGGTTAGGTTTCTCATCATTTCAGCGACGGAGGGCATCAGCTCGGCGCCAATGGTGTTTTTAACGCCTTTTAGGCTTAGCTGGGTGTCCAGCAGGGCGTCTTTGAAGTCTTCGCCACCGGCAGTGGCTTCGTCGCTGAGTACGTAGCCAGTATCGCGCGCGGCAGCAGCGTAGTCTGCCAGGCCGCCGCTACCATCCTTGAGCATGTTGACCAGTCCCACCCCGGCGCGTGAGTAAAGCTGGGCGGCGATAGCGTTGCGGCGGGTAGGGTTTTCTATTTGTGCCATGGCGTCGGCCACTTCATTCATAGCGTCGGCGACAGGCATATCAGCCAGCGCCTGAGCGTTCAGGCCGAGCGCTTCGTAACCCCTCACCGCCGCGCCGGTCCCGTCGGCAGCTTCACCCAGGCGTTTGGTAAAGGCGAGCATACTGGAGTCAAGCGTGGAGGTTGCCACGCCTGAGCGCTCGCCGGCATAGCGCAACTCTTGAAGCTCGGCGTTGGTTAAACCCAGCTTGGCGGCGGTCTTGCCAACATCATCGCCCAAGTCGGCAGTGGAATTGGCAATACCGAAGATACCGGCAGCGGCAGCGCCGCCAGCGACCAGGGCACGGCGCCCCAGACGCCCGATCTCGCCGGTCATTCTACTGAAGCGCCCCGAGACATCAGCATCGGCGAGACGACTCATGGCGTCACGCTGACGGTTCAGGCGTTCATTGGTTTCGCGGATCTGCCGATCGAGCGCCTCCTGCTGGGCCGTCAGCCCTCGGGTGCCGTCGGCGGCCTTGGGCAGGTTGCGGGAGAGCTCGCGCACCCGCTCGCGCTGGTCGCGGTATTCGCCGCTGAGCTTATCAACGGCGCGCTGGGCTTTTTCCTGTTGCTGGGTCAGCCGCTTGGTGGGTCCAGTGGCGTTTTTTAGCTCCTGGTTGACCTGGTCGAGTGCCTGGCGTTTTTCGCGCAGGGCGTCGCGGGTCTGCAGGCTTTGCCGCGACATGTCGCGAAAGGCGCTGATGCGTTTTTGCTGGTCGTTGAAGTCCTTGAGCTCGCCGCGCGTCTCTTTCATGGCTTGGCCGACACCGCGGCTGCCTTTGAGGATCTTCTTGAGTGGACCGGTGGCCTTGTTAATGGCCTTGAGGGTGACGGATAGATTCAGGTCCTTGGCCATGCCGGCTCCTGGTTAGCGTCCCCGGGGCGCTTTCTTCGGGGGGTCGTGACGTTGGCGGGCGCGCTCTCGCCAGTCGGCGAGCTCTTCGAGAGGCATGGGGTCCATCTCGGCGGGGCCCCAATGGAATACCATGGCGAGATCCGCCATGGCATCTTCCACGCTATCGGGCAGACTTAACTCTCGGCTTCTGCCTTCAAGCGCTTGGGTAGCAAAAAATTGCTCACCACGTTGCCCAACTGAAACAGGTCAGCCGGATCCATGTCGCGCAGTTCTGGCTCAGTCAGCGCAGGCTCTGTGATGCGGGGCAGCACGCGGGTAAGCGCCTGGACATCCATCTGAATCACATCAGACAGCGAGACGCCACGCAGGGCACCGGACTTGGGCTTGCGCACCTGGATCTCGGTGACGGTGGTCTTGCCGCGCTGGATTGGCGAGTCTAGCTCGACGGTCTCGGTCGGGGTGCGTGGCAGCTCGGCAACAGTGGCTTCTGTGTGTTCGGTCATGGTGGTAATCCTTGAGTGCAAGCGATGGCCACCGGATCGGTGGCCGTTGAATTAAGGGTTAACGGTGCCTGTTACAGGTTCAGCGCCTGGCGGCGCCCAGCGAGGCGGTCAACGCCGCGCACGCGGAAAACGTAGCCGGGCACATCGATCTCGATGATCTCTTCGCCGTCGACCACGAGCTTGTAGTAGGTGCAGGTGGTGGTGACCTCGATGTTATTGCTATCGCCGGATGCCGCTTCGCCCATGGCAATGGTCTTGTGGCGGCCGCGCACAGTAACCTCTACAGGCACGATCTGGCCGGTTTCGTCGGACTCATAGGAGCCTGAGAAGCGCAGCAGGTTGGCGTCGTGGATGGAGGTGCCGTATTCGGTGAAGATCTCCGTGATCATGCCGGCGGCCTGCCAGGACATCTCGATGATCTCTTGGCCCATGTCCAGCTCGACAGCGCCGTCCATGCCGCCGCCGCGATACCCTTCTACGGCGCGGGCCAGCTCGGGCAGGGTCAGCGAGGGGATCTGCCCTTGCCAGTTGTTACCGTCGCCGAACAGGTTGAAGTCTTTCAGCTTGCGGGGAAGTGCCATGTGTCTTTTCTCCTATCGGTTCCCGATGCCGAACCGGCTATCAGGCGGCGGCGACGCGGTCAGCGAAGTCCACGAGGTAGCGGTCAGTGATGCGCTGTTGGAACATCAAGTTCTCGAGCGGCGGTACCGGGGTGTAATCATAATCAATGTATAACTTGCCGCTTTTCAGCACTTCCTTGCTGTTGAGCTCGGCATCGAACCAGGCAGAACCGCCCAGCAGGTAGCCCTGGCGGATCCACTCGCGGAACTTGGCGTTAATACCTTCGATAATGTCTTTCACCAGGGAGGGGTGCATCGGCAGGTCGACAGCCCAGAGGTGCGCCTCGGCAATCGTGTCCGCGATGATCTGTGCGGTGCGGGTGTAGTTCTCGAACGCAAACAACGGATCGATCGAGCAGGTGCGCGAGCCCCAGAAGCGATAGCCGCCTCGGTTAATCAGCGTGGTGACCTCGTGGCTGTTGAGGTAACCAGCGTCGGTGTTGGGGTCTTGGAGATCCCAGAAGACGTCGCGCGAGATCCCGGTGACGCCGTTGACCGGCATGTTGGAGAGCGTCTTGTGCCAACCGATCTGGTTGTCCAGCTTGGCGCGCATGCCCAGGGCGCGGGCGACGGCGGACATATTTCGGGTGCTGTTGGTGGCGGTATCCCAGCCGGTGAACTCTGGCCAGATCACCATGACTTCACGAGCGCCGAAATTCTCGCGATACATCGCCGCTTCTTCTTTCGTGGTGCAGCCGCGGGCGTAGGCATAGACGAAGGCGCGCAGCTTCTGGGCGATGCCGATCATCTCGGCGGTGACATCAGCGTCGTCCAGCTCGGGCGCACCCAGCACACGCGGCTTCACGCCAAACTTCTGTTCGGCGGCGAGCAGGGCCTGCATGCCTAGCTTCTTGCCGCTTTCGCTTACCCCGCCGATCACGTTGGACTTGGTCTCTTCGGCATCGAGGCCTTCGGCAACGCGCACCACGACCACCAGGGTCTTGGCTTGGTCGGCGATAGCATCGAGCGCTCGGGCCAGAGTTCCTTCGGTACCGGCTTGGCCCTGGGCAGCTAGTAGGTCGGTGAGTAGTACCGGGGTGTCGAGTGGGAAGGGTTCGCCTTCGCCATCGGTCAGGTTCTGGTAGCCGGTGGTTGAGACGATGCCGGTACCGGTGCCTTCCTCGGCTGCCGTGACCAGGGCGCTGGCCTCTGCGCTGGCATTGATGGCGGTGGCCACCTCAGCAGCAGTGCTGGTAATAGCGTTATCGATATCAGTGGCTAGGCTGACGGTGATGTCACTGCCTGAGACGGTGACTGCCAATGCGGCCGAGGCCATGGCGGGGTCGACATAGCGCACGCGAATGCCGTTGCCGTCGGTACCGGCATTGATCGCCGTGTAAGTGACGCCGGAATCGACGGCAGCGAAGCCGATCACGCGACTGGCCGCCACGCCGGTAGCGGCGTCGGGGGCGGTGGCCACCAAACCGATAACGGCCGTCGCGACGGTGCGGATCGGGCGGGTGCCTTCATTAATCTCAACGACACGAATGCCGTGGTGGTAGTCCTGGTCCATGGGGAGCTCCTGCGCAGGGTTGGTATGGTCGATGCATGACGTGCTGCCATGCTTGCGCGCGCAGGGCGTAGGCTCTAGCTCTGGTGGTTGTGGATGGTAGGGCTACAACGATTAGCCGGTGGTTGAGGCGTGAACGATAAGCTTGGGAGAGTTAGGTCGACTCGCTTGATTGAGGTAAGGTACGACCCGCTGCTTATTAAGGAGAACGCTATATGTGGGAGTGGTTGATAGACTTGTTGAGTGATCCAGATTCCGCCCAAGTAGTCGTAGGCGTAGTGAGTGTCTTTATTGCTTTTATAGCTGTGGTCATTGCCATATGGAACGGCATTATCACACGCAAGAATGCGAGGCTATCGGTAGCGCCTGCATTATCAGTTTGGGCTGAATATCCCAGAGCCGATAATCCAATCTGTGTAATAAAACTAGGGAATAAGGGGTTTGGCCCAGCAATAACTCAAGCCTTCCAGGTTTTTAGAGATGGAAACCCCGTTGGCGGTCCAATATTCGATAAGGTAAGCAATTTAATAAAGGGAACCTTTGGGGATTCTTTGCTAAAAATACATTCCGTAAGCAGCTTAGAAAGGGGTCATGCACTAGGTGCCAACGATGAAATCACCATAGCGAAATTCTCAGTTTCCGAAGAGCTAGTGCGCACCGGGACTGATGGCATGGCTCAATTCATGGCACGCCTGTCCCTAGTGGTGCGCTATCAAGATATTTATCAAAAAAAGTGGGTTTTTGCCGTCCATAAATTCGATGGCTATACCTTTCGTGATGCTTGGTGGAGCCCTTCTTACTGGTCAGCCAGATGCAAGTTGGGGGCGATAGTGACGACATCTCCCCCCTCGCCCGGCGCTGATCAAAGAACCAAATAAATGAACTCCTCCTAACCGAAAGCCCGCCAATTGGCGGGCTTTTTGGTGGGTGGTGGTTTACCAGCTGATGGCTTCTATCGCTTCGCGGTCCTCAGCGGCGTGGGCTTGGTCGAGGGCGTCTTTGCGTTCCCAGCTTTGCTGGTAGATGTCTTCGATGTAGCTGAGCGCTGCCATTGTCATATCATCCATAGCCTCCGCGTCGATCAGTGGCTGATGTTTGAGAGCCCACGGAATGTGAGTGGTGAAGGCCTTAGCAGAGCTTGAAATGAACATCGCCCCGTTAGGATTTTTCCAAAGTGGGCTTTAAAAGTATCTTTGGGATAATGTTTGCACTTTTTAATTTTAAGCATCTTTTTTCTATTAAATGCCAAGATAGAGCAGCAAGTGTGCAGGTTACTAGGAAAGAAAGGACGATCATTGAGAACACACTTATATTGGGAATCAGGGCAGCTAGTGACTGCTGAACAGGAAAGGCATAAATGTAGATGCCATATGAATAATCCCCCAATTTATTAAATCTTCGAATTTGGCCGCTTACGAGGTATGCAAGGCCAAAAATAATCAATGGTAACGCAAAACAATATATAACAAAGAATATCGTTTTATTTACAAGTGATGCTGCAACGAGCAACACTAGCAGTAGGGCTGTGATGCGCGATGAGAGAAAGATTTTTTCTCGCCATCCATAAAATGCTGCACCGATAAAAAACATGGAAAATAGGCGTAGAAACTGGCCTGTAAATAAGTCTTCAAAATGGTTGATTATGTGCAAGGTAATAGCACTTATGCCAAGAAAAGCTATTAAGTGCTTATAGTTTAAGAGTTTTGTCGCGCGGCTTGCTAGGGCGAAGGATCCAAACATTACAATCAAAAGCATATACATTTTGACTTCATAAGGCATCGTCCATAGGGAGCCATTAACCGCATGAGAAAACGGATTCTCTGAGAAAACACCCGGTAACGAGTATTCAATGCCGCCTACAAGCATTATGTTTTTGATTAAGTATCGTTGGGTCTGGTCATGTGCTAAATACTCTTTTGGCTCTAAGCTTGTGAAGGCTATTCCAATAACGAATACGCAAAATAGGACTGCTATTATTAATGCTGGAAAAATCCTAAGCGCTCTTGACCATAGGAATACCAAGACATTTGATCGAGTCAAAAAGCTGTTTGTAATTAAAAAACCACTTGTTATAAAAAAGATATCGACAGCAATATCGCCCCATGTCATTCCAATAGATGCCCTTAATGGTTCGGCGTCTGATGAGCCAATCGAAAGCGCAAAACTATGACTAAAAAGGACAAGCGTGGCAGCAACAAAACGTATTAAGTTGAAGTTATTATCTCGGCCCGAAACAAAACTTGCTAAGTAACCACTCATGCCTACCCCCTAGAAAAGCCAAGATCACTATAAATTAATTACAGGTTGTTGCTGCAATGCATTTAATCACATTCAGCGCTCCTATTGAAATGCAATATTCACCACGATATTTTCTCAATCGCCTCCCTGTTTTTTGCTTCAAAAGCCGCGTCCAGCAGGTCTTTGCGTTCCCAGCTTTGTTGGTAGATGTCCTCAATGTGGCTGAGCGCTGCCATTGTCATATCGTCCATGGCTTCGGCGTCGATCCAGTGACTGACGTTCGAGAGTCCACGAAACTCCATCAAGGTTTCTGCGTTGCCCGAGCTGATCAATCGGGTGGCTTTGGCGTTGAGGCCGAGCAGGTTGATTTGATCCTGTGGGCGGGTCTGGATGACGTCGGCGGTGCCGTTGATATCGTATTCGAGGCCAGCGTCGAAGGCGGCATCGCGGGCGCGGTCTAGTTCGGCCCGCTTGCTGGCGGCGAGATCATCAAGGCTGACAAGGGGAATGGGTACCCACGTCGGGCGGCCGTTTTCATCTGCCCCGCGCCGGTAGCCAGCAGGTGGTTGGCCAAGGCCGAAGGCTTCCCATTGCTCGGGCGTGACCTCGATTGCATCGACGGGGATATTGACATGAACCGCGTCAATATAAAAAGAGTTTTTACAGGCGCTATATAGCATTGTTAATGACCTTCGCAGATAAACCGGAATTTTTGACCCGTAGTGTTAAGAGCACTCCTGGCCCAGAATGTGAATGACGTTTCGTCAATAGGTACAAATCCGCATTGCAGATCCGCAGGGGTATTTGTGAGCACAGAAAACCCTATCGAGAGCATTTCAGTGGGAAATGCAATTGGGAAAGCAATCTCTTTTGAAGTGGTTACCCCCGAAGGCAGGTCAATAACAATCTCTCCCCACTGGCGGATATTTCCCCCGGGCACAACTTGAAAACCATTTGGCGTCAGCGACTGGTTACCACCCTTGAATGCATCGGCCAACCGTCCGGGCGATAGCAGCTTCGTTAGGCTGATCAGCCTCTGAGCGTCAGCTGCACTGGCCAGCGGCAACATCCCAGGCTCGGATTCCGTCGCTACTGGCTCCGGTCGACGCCAAACGCTCGTGCCGTCGCACACCAGTTCGCGCCGATCAGCGGCGGCGACAGTGAGTGAAGCAGCATCGTCGATTGTATCGGTCCCATCAACGGCGACGGAAACGGTATTCGCGCTGCTATCGATGCGCACGATGTCGTAGCGCAACCCGCCATTACCGCTTGCCGCTGGCAGATTCAGCGTGACAGTGCCGCTGGCGGCGTCGACCAGGACGAGCCCTGCCTCGGCGGCTGTGAGCGTATGCGCCGTGCCCGTCGATACGCCGGTGACCGTGGTGACCGCGCCGCCCAGCAGGCCCGACTTTTTCAGCGCATCGCCTGTCACAGCACGGGTGGGGTCGGCTGAGCGAACCTCGCCGGCGTTGGCCAGCTCAACCATGCCTTGGGCTGCTGTGGTAGCAGCTGGGTGGTCGCGGCTTGCTTCGTGCTCTTCGCGCTGGGTGTCGGCGTATTTACGCGTTGCGAGTACGACGGCGGGGTCAACTTTCAGGGTGATGGCGGCGGTGCTGCTGACTTGCATCACAAAGCGGATGGTTTGGGTGCGGCCGCTGCCTTCGCTTAATACGGGTTTGTAGGTTTCGGGGTAGTTGCCGTAGGCGATGAGGTCGTCGTCTTCGTCATAGATGCCGACTTCGCGGATTGTCCAGCCGCCGACGTCGGGCGGTAGCACCTGCTCGACGACGATCCAGTTGGGGTTGTCGGCGTCGACATCGCTGGTATTGATGGCCCCGCGCCGCACTTCGTTGACCAGCGCTGCTCGGTCGCTGTCGGGTGTAGGCAGGGTGCCGTTGCCGTCGCCAATGGCGAGCTGGGTAATGTTGATGGTGCCGCCCAGGGCGATGGCGTTGGCGATTTTGGCTTCGCCGACCGCCGTGGGCACTGTGTAAAACTGTGGCATATGCTGGGCCTCTTATTGGGGGTAGACGGTGGTGGTGTCGATGATGTGAAGCCCACCGCCGATGTAGATAGCGCCGGTGGTTTGGGTTTCTTGGGCGGCGTAGGGGTAGACGGTGGTTTCGTGGCCGTCGTAGACGGTGCAACCGATGTTGATTTTGCCGCGTGTTTCGCCGAGCAGATCCAGGCCGGTGATGTGGCGGGTGAGCGGCTTGGCGTCTTCAATTAATCGTGTGAGCTCTTCGTACATGGCATCGGTGATGCCGGTATCGAGTACGCCGATGCGTAGGGCGAATGTGCCGCGCGGTCCTTCGGGCTGCTGATGGAACCATTCTTCTACTTCGAGCAGGTAGCCGAGCGGCTCGACGACGCGACGTAGGGCGGAAATGGTGCCTTTGCGCTTGTGCACGGCCCAGGCCGCGCGGCAAACGTCGCGCTTGGCTTCGGTTGACCAGTTCGGGTCCCAGCGATCCACGGAAAACGCCCACGCTAGGTATGGCAGCAGGTACGCGGGGCAGTCGTTGGGGTTCCATAGCGGGCGAATGGGTACTGGGACGCGCTGAATATCGGCAAGGGCCTCGGCGGCGGCGCGCTCTAAGCGGCTGGCGTTGCCGGGCAGCAGGGGGCGGCGCTGGTCACTCATTGCCGCCACCGCTGTTTATGCCGATGCGGACGCTTTGACTTGTGCAGCGGGCGGTCTGGGTGCTGGTAATGATGAGGTGCTCGGGCGGTGATATTAGGTTTACGTGCTCGACGCCTTCGACGTGGAGCGCTGCCTTGATTGCATCGCGGTAGATGCTGACGCCGATGCGGCGGCGCTGGCGGTGCTGGGCTTCAACAAAGCGCTGCAAGCGGGCGTTGGCGGCTTCCAGTATTGGCTCTTGGGCGGTGGTGGCTTCGTCGTATAGCTGCAGCTCGGCGTCGATTAGGTAGTCGATGATTTCGGCAGATTGCACCGTTACGCGGTCGGCCAAGGGGCGGATGTCTTCGGGTGTCAGTGCCTCATAGACGATATCGAGCAGCTCTTGGCTGGCAGTGCCGTCGCCTTCGCGGGATAGCACGATGATGAGGGCGTCGCAGGGTTCGGGGGATAGGGCGCGGGCATCGGCGACGCGGCCGTCGGCGCTGCGGGCGTGGAATTCGTAGGCGGCGGCTGGCCCGGCGACGCTTAGCCCTTCCCAGGCTTCTTGGCCGCGCAGGCGTAATTCTGTATTGCTTTCATACGTGGGCGGTACCGGCGGTGTTGCGCTGGGGTCGCCTGGGTCGATCATTAGCCGCTGCACTTCAAAATTTGCGACGAGGTTGTCGAGGTCTTCGTCGTTAGCAAACGCGAGCATGACGGCACGGGCGGCTTCATTGACGCGCTGACGCCAGACCAATTCGCGGTAGGCGTTCTCTTGTAGCAGCTTGGTGAGTGGTTCGCTTTCGAGCTGCAGGGTTTGCTCTACCTCTTCGCGCTGCTCGCTGGTGACCAGGTCTAACAGGGCCGCTTTGCGCTCTTCGAAGATCGTTTCGAAGTCGAGGCTTTCGATTACGTTGGGCGCGGGGAGTTGGGATAGGTCGATTGTGGTGCTCATACGGCAGGCACCTCCAGAGTGATCGGCTGGCCGCCGCGGGTTTGGCCATCAATTTCAAGGGCGATCTGGCCTGGCTGGCTGCTACTTACACGGCGGCGAACGGCAGTCACACGGATGCGCGGCTCCCAGCGGATCAGTGCCATGATGGTGGCGGCGTAGGCCTGCAGCAGCAGGGCGTCGTTTAGCGGCTGGTCGATTAGTTCAGGCAGCAGGCTGCCGTACTCTCGGCGCATTACTCGTGAGCCAATTGGAGTGGTGAGAATGTCGCTAACGCTCTGGTTGATGTGTTCCAGGCGCTCTAGCCGGCGGCCGGTCTTTGCATTCATGCCTGTCATGGTTAGCCCCCCGCGTAGACGTTGCCGCTGCCGGCGGCAACTGATGAGCCGCAGGCGACTGGATCGCCAATGCGGCCAAGCGGGAGGCCATTGGCGTAAACGGTGCTGGATCCGGCGGCTAGGGCGCTGCCGTGACAGATGGGCGTGAGGTTGCAGTGCACGGCCCAGGCGTCACCCTGCCGGTGTACGGCAATACCGTTGGCGTAGACATCGGCGCTACTCCCGGTGCTTGCGCGTGGAGGGAAGGATCCGTGGCCGGTACAGCTGTCGCCTAGTCGTGTCACTGCGGGCATTCTGCTCTCCTAGTTCAGGTCGATCTGGGCACCATTGAGGCGGATCCCGCTGGCATCGAGTTCAAGGGTGGAGCCATTGCTGGACAGTAGGATGCGGTCGCGATCCATCGTGATTCGGCTGCCGCCGGTCTCGGCGATGCATTCGTGGGCGGCGCTGTCGTACTGAAAGCGTGCGCCGTCCTCAAACTCGACCAGGTCGAGATCCGGATTAGCGGAAGGGGCAGGCAGCGCAGTGCTGTAAATCAGCCCAGTGACCTTGGCTTGGGCAAGGTCGCCCCCGGGGCACGACAGCACAACTTGCTGGCCTTTCCTTAGCGGACGCCAGCGGCGGAAGTTGCGGCCCATTTCAGTGGGCCAGTCGAGCCAGGCGGTAGTGATATCGCCCACCTTCACGCGTAACTTGCGCGCAGAATGATCCACCTCGGCGGCAGTGCCGAGGCGGATTATGTTGTGGATCAGGCGCAGCAACTCGGCGGCGCTATGCAGGGGTCGTTGGCTCATACCGCTATGCTTGCCCGTAAGTACGCGAGTCGAAAGCGGCGGGCGTTGTGGGGCTTGTTTCTACAACGCGGAACCCAGTCGATCGAGGATCATGTCGCGGATAACGGCGCGGTCTTCATCGCTGTAGCCGATCAGCTTGCGCTCGGGGTAGTTGTACTTAGGGCCATTGCGTTCGACGCGGGCGCGCAGGCCGCGCTGGTGAACGCGGGCGATGCGGGCGACGCGACCGGCGAAACCTACTGTGGCAGCATCACCCGTGCCGCGACCCTTGAGGTACTTGGCCTGGCGTATCTTGGTAAACATGACGTTCCGTCGGATGCTTCCGGATTGGGCGCGCGCTTGCGGCTTACGGGGCTCAAAGGGACTACCGTCGGGGTTTTCCTGCCGCTTAATACGAGCCGCTTGACGTTTTCGCAGCTCGCGGGCGATATCGCGGGCCAGCTTTTTGCGCTCGCTGGGCTCCAGTCGCTCAAGCAGCGGTGCTGCCCATGTCTCCAGTGCCTCTAGGTCGCCGCTCATTCCTCGCTCCACTCTGCAACAAGGTCATAATCCTCGCTTGCCTCGACGTCCCGGATGAACAGCTGCCAATTGCCAGCGGCGCAGGGGTCGATCGCGTACTCGGGTTGGCGATGGTCCACATGAATGGTGCCGGCATCGCAGTCGACCAGAGCAACGACGCGCTCTGTCAGCGTGACGTCAATGGCCAGATCCCAGGCCTTGTTGGATAACAGTTCGGCCTGGAACGTGATGGCCTCTTGGGGGTTAATGTCAGGCTGATAGCGCGACAGCCACTGCAGTAGCGGGATAATTACGGTGTCGAGTTCTCCGCTATGATCGGTAAGCACGATGCGGACGGGTACCCGGTACTCATGCGATAGATGGGCGCCCCGGTAGAACTCGATGCTGCCGTCTTCAATGAAGGTCAGCATGCGGTCAGGGTTTCGCTTTAGGTCGGGGATACGTTCGACCAGGTAGGCGCGCAGGGAGTGGAGTTTCTTCATCGGGTGTCGGCCTGGTCGAGGAAGTTGCCGCGCTTGCCATTGAGCGTGCCGGCGATTTTCTCGCCGCTACGCCCGGCGATGTAGCCGCCCACGCCGAGAGTCATCAGGTTCCACATGTGCTCTGGCAGTTCTAGCTGCAGGCCAACGCCAAACATGGCGCCCAGATACGGCGCGAGAAGGTAATTGTTAGCAATGATCGCAACGATCACGGTCATCAGCAGTGGTCGCCAGTTTCGCTGCAGCCAACTCTCGCCCGTAGCCTCGGCCAGAATGATCTTCATCTGCGCTTGCAAAGCGGCGTCCTGCCGATCGATCAGCCGGTGCTGTATTTCAGCTTTTAGGCGGTTGGCTTCGTCTTTGTCAGTGATGGCCTTGTCGATCACGTCGAACACAGGGCCGGCGACAGTGCCGAGAATGCTAGTGATCAGTTTCATGCGGCAACCTCCAAGCCTGCAGTATGCCGGCGGTGTGCGGCGGCTAGCTTGGTGTCGTAGTCGTTTTTCTCGAAGGCTGGGCCGTTGTAGCGGCTAGCAAAGTCTCGCCAGTCGTGGCGGCGCAGGGCGTTGTGAATCGCTCGGTCGGCTTCGATGAAGCGAACGAACGCTTCGAGCTGATGGCCCTCGCTTGCGCGCATTGCTTCAAGCCAGGCGTGAGCGCTGGCGTACCCCAGGCGTGACCAGTGAAAGCCCATGATCTGAAACGCGCCCCATGAGGCTGACTCGATCGCCGCTTCGTTGTGCAAGTCGCGGGCCTTGTCGAGGCGGTTGTGTTCGCGGTGGCCACCGATATAACCACCCGGTGACGCGTTGACCAGGGCAGGGTGGCTGCGCTCTAAAGAAACAGGGCTCACGCCGTAATGCTCAAGCCGTCGGCGCATGATGTGGCGTTCATAGAGAATCACCGGCTCGCCGTTTCGGGGGCCGCCGAAATGGAACCCAGCGCCACGGCTCTCGACTTCGTTGACAGCCATGACGGCGGCGAGATCCACCTCGAGGGTGTCAGCGGCGCCGACCAGATCGATCTGCCGCAGCGCTTTGGGGTCATCGCCCTGGATGAGCGCCCGGCGTGTCTTGCGACCGGCGATACCGTCGACCACCAGGTTGTGGGCGCGCTGGAAGTCCCGAACGGCGGCTTCTGTGACAGGCCCAAAGAGGCCATCTGTTTCCAGGCCGTAGTCGTGTCGGTTGAGATTCTGCTGTAGGGCTGCGACTTGGTAGCCGCGGTCTCCGATGCTGAGCATTAGAGCCTCCGAAGTTGGATGACGTGAGCGACGTTGCCGCGAGCGCGAACCACGAGCACGGCGAGGACCAACATGACAACGGCAACGCCCCAGCCAGTGGGGCAGGCGGTGCCTGTCAGAATGCGGATAGAAACGGTGCCGGTACCGGCGATCAGTAGCCACGCCAGGCAGGCATAGCCCACACGATGGCGGGCCTCGCCACGGCGGAACATCAGCAGCCGGATGCAGATTAGTGAGGCAGCCAGCAGGGTGATCATCGAGTCGGCCGGTATCACTTCTTTCCTCCTAGCCAGGCTTTGAGATCCAGCGTCTTGACGCCTTCGATGGCTCTCAGACCAGCAGTAACGCTGACGGCGGCGGCGATAAACGCAGAGACGGCGGAGTGCTCAAGCATGTCGCCTAGCGTAGCGGGGCCGCCGAGGTAGCCGATGAAAAATGAAATGGCGAGATAAGCGAGGCGCTCGAGCAAGCCCAGCTCTTTCGCGCTGATGACAAACAGCGCGGCGCCGCAAAACGACCCGACAACAGCATTGGCATCGATGCCTGGCAGCATTCCAATAATGAGCGCTGCAAGCGAGGCGGTACCGGCGGCGGTGGCGGTGCTGGGTTCTGCCATAAAGTCCTCTTCTTGTTCGTCAGCTCCAGAGCTGCACGGTGTCAATCACGACAGGGGTAGGCTGTTCTTCCGGTAGCGTTACCAGGGTGCCGTGAGGCAGGATCGGGCCGAATTCGGCTAATCCCGGGTTCATTTGGAGCGCGCGCTCAGTGACGCCGGCGGTAGTGCCAAGTACCCGATAGCAGAGCTGGTCGAGTGTTTCGCCCTGGTGGGCGCGTGCGGTCGACACTAGATAAGCTCCACGGTGGTGTGGCCTTCGTCGAGGATCTCGCTGACTGCCCAGCGGGCATCGCGGCGGTAATCATCGGCGGCTAGTTCCTTGGCCTCGCCACGCTCATCACCTTCGCCGGTTGCGCTGTAGTCGCGGTAGCGCTCGAACAGGCTGGCGAGGGCGGTGGCATAGATAGCGCGGCGATAGAGCAGCAGGTGATGCTCTTCGCTTTGCCACACGGCGCGCGGTATATCGTTTGCGGTTGAAGCGCCTGTCGCCTGCTGTGCTTCCTGGAAGTCCGCGAGTTGACGGTTGATGTCGGCCATGGCCACCCGAAGGGCTTGTTGGGCGCGGGCGTCGGTGACGGTGGAGTCGATGCGCTCGGCGTCACGAAATTCGTCAACGACGAGGTCGGGCCAGAAACCGTTGTTGGGGATAGCGTCAGGTGGAGTGGCGGTCTCGCCGGTACCGTAGGAGATCAGCGACATGGCGGCATCTCATGTTTAGGAAGGGGGTGGGCTGGGCGTCGAGCATGGATGAATCCTGCTCTAGCCCGGCGCCCCCTTTGACGTCGGCGTGCGACTCGGTTAAGCGATCAGGCGGTGGCCTGGTCGCCTGCGTTCTGCTGCTGCTTGAGCTCGCGCTCGAGCTTTTCGATATCTTTCTTCACCCCTGCCCGGTCGTTTAGCTGCAGGGCGCGGCGCAAGTGCTCGAGGGATTCCTCAAGGCTGAGTGAGCCACGGTAGGCATAGCCCAAAGCCTTGTGGAGCTTGGCGCGGATTTGGTCGTGCATATCGGCATCGCGGGTAAGTGCCTCGGCGCGACTAAGATGCATGACCAGGTCTGCGGCGTCATTGGCCGCTGCGGTTCGGCCTCTTTCGCTGTCTTCGTAAGGCGTCTCTAGGCGGGCGAGCGCCTCCTCGGCGACCTGCTCGGCAACGATGGATGCGGTGTCGCGCTCGAATCGATCGGGGGTGTCGAGACCATGACGCAGGGCGTACTCAGCAACTTCAATGCCGCCTTCGAGATCGCCGACATCGAGACGCCAGAGCATGACCGTCATTAACACGTCATCTTGGGCGCCTTTGCCGCCTTCAAGGACGCCAGCCACATAGGCTTCAAACTCGGGCAACAGCTCGCGTTTCTTGGCCACCTTGGCTTCGATCGACTTGATGCCCTTGAGGGTGCGACGGGCCTCCCAGAGTGCGGCGGCATGCAGTTCGTATTGCTCGCCACCTTGAGCGGCGCGGGGGTCGGCAGCCCCCGCCGCTTGCGCGGCGGTGGCTCGCTGATAGTGCTTGCGTGCGGGGCTTGTCATCAGCTACTCCTTAAGCGGCGGTCCAGTCACCGAAGACGATGTTTTCGACGAGACAGCCAGCGCCGAAATCTTCGACCACATAGGCGTCGTTTGAGGATTCGTAGTTCTCGACACGCTTACGCTCTGGCTTGTCTTTGATGTAGCGGCGGCGGCTGCCCTGCTGCCAGTAAATCGAGAGGTTTTCAGGCATGGTGATAAACAGACTGCCGTCTGGGTAGTAAGGCACTCGTGCGGCTTGCTGGCCGCCCATGCGCTTCTGGCTAATGACCATGTCCAGCGCCTGGGCCTCTGTGGGCGTTCCTGCGTGCTCTTGAATCAGAGGGAAGTATTTATCGGCCATGATCTTCCGGCCGCAGATCACACGCAGCTCAGTGGACTCGCGGTGCCAAGGATCAATCAGCTCATTCACTACGTCGTAGACAAGGGCGTCGAGGTTTGCGTAATCGCCGCCGGGGCCGACGCGCACTTCTCCGGCTGTGGCTCCTCCGGACATAACGCGGGCGACTGCTTTCTCTCGGTAGTGCTGCAGCCAGCCCTTGTTGACGTCCTGCAGTAACGGGTTGGCAGCTCGGTCGGTGTCGGCAGCGCCACTGGTGCCGTTGAAGCCGATCATGATTCGATCCAGCGCCTGCTGGCGAACAATGGCGTTGCGTACCCGGGTCTGGAAGTCCGGGAACTTGGCCCAGGCATCGAGCTTTGACCACGGCAAAAATGTATCGAACTCGGTGGAGAGGCACTCGTACTGGTTGGCGTCCAGACTGGTCAGATCGCGCGGGGTGCGATCTTTGGCCGAGACATCAGTACGACCAGCGATCGGGCCGGAAAGGCCGAGGCCGAGCTTTTCGCCTTTGAGTTCGTCAACGCCAACCATGTTGATCATGCTGAGGAACTGGCTTGACTCCTGGATCTTGGATTCCAGCGTCTGCTGGACGCTTGGCTCCACGGCGAAGCTTTCGGCAGCAGAGGGCACGCCGGATAGCGAAGCTACGCGGGAAAGCAGGGCGTTAAAACTTTTACGGGTATCATTACGCATGGGCGCAGTCCTTAGCAGTCTGTGAGCACGGCGTTGTCACCGCCAGTGGCGGGTGGGCGGCTCTTTGTGTCGGGTGTATGGTCGAGTTTGGTGTAGAGCTCATCCAGCTTGTTCTTGGTCGCCTCGTGGGCGTCCTGCAGCTCTTTAAAAGCCGTGCTGCTGGGCAGTTTTTTGAGCTCAGTTTCCAGCGCTTGGTGCTTCTGGACGAACAGCTCAAGGGTCTGTTCAAGCTCGGCGCGGAAGTCGGAAAACCCCTTATCGGTCTTGGCGTCGTGCTTCTTGAAGAGCGCCTTCACGCGCTCGGTGAGGCTAGGCCCTTGCTCTTCTGTTCTGCCTCCAGAGAAGTCCAGCACAGTCTCTACGCCAGCAGTGAAAACGTTGTGCGCCGACTGCTTACGGGCGGCCAACGGCGAGGCGCTGCCTTGCTGGGCGCTAAACTTCAGCATGTCGGTGCCAAGGCTGGCAGGGGAGTCAGTGACTGCCAGGCCAACCAAATAAGCCTCGCCTGTATCGGCAAAATCAGGATCTACTTCGATGCTGGTGTAGATCTTTTGCCGCTCACTATTGATCTGTTTCAAACGTTCGGTGGGGTCAATCTCGGCATACAGAGCCAACTTTCCGTCGACTTCGCGTGCCTCAAGCGCTGTGACATCCCCCAGGGCGGGGAAGGGTCCGTCGGAGAACATGCCGCGCATGTGCTCCATCCAGATCCGAGCACCGTAGGTGGCTGGGTTGAAATTTTTGGCCATCTGCTCGATCCACTCTCGTGAGATCGTGCGGCCGTCAGTTGTCGCGCCTTCCGTCGCGATGCGAAACATTGCCATGGCTGCCTCGTGGGTGGTGGTGTGGGGATTCAGGCGTTGCCGTCAGGTTCCCCGCGCAAGGCGTCTGGCTCAACGCCGTGGCGTTGTAGGCGTCTTATCCACAACGCGCCATGCCGCAGGCTATGCGGCGGCGCGGTTAGTCTGGCGACATGACAACGATGCCTGCTGATACCCCAGATTCTTCGCGCGTACACGCCCGCCATCTCTACTGGCAGGGGTGGAGAGTCGCGCGCATTGCTGAACACCTAAATGAGAAGGCTGCGACCGTGCACAGCTGGAAACAGCGCGACGGCTGGGACGATGCCTTGCCAAGCCAGCGTGTAGAGGGTGCGCTCGAGGCGCGCCTGGTGCAGCTGATCAGCAAGGAGGCTAAAGAGGGCAGGGACTTCAAGGAGATCGATTTGCTGGGCAGGCAGATCGAGCGCCTAGCTCGGGTGCACAGGTACCAGCAGACCGGGCGCGAGGCGGACCTCAATCCCAATATCAACGCGCGTAACGAAGCTCCACGTCGCAAGCAGCGGCGTAATGCGCTGGATGATGAGCAAATTGAGCAGCTCCGCGAGGCTTTCCTGGAAACAAGCTTCGACTACCAGCTGAAATGGTACGAGGCTGGCCAGAAGCACCGGATCCGTAACATTCTCAAAAGCCGGCAGATCGGGGCGACGTACTTCTTTGCCCGTGAGGCGATCGTTGATGCCTTCGAGAACGGGCGAAACAAGATATTCCTGTCGGCGAGCAAAGCCCAGGCGCACATCTTTAAGAACTACATCGTCCAGTTCGTCAAGCAAGTGTGTGACGTCGAGCTCAAGGGCGACCCCCTTGTTCTGGATAACGGTGCCGAGTTGCACTTCCTTGGTACCAACTCGAAAACAGCGCAGGGCTATCACGGCGACGTGTACCTCGACGAATACTTCTGGATCGGCCGCTTCGCCGAGTTCCGCAAGGTCACGTCAGGAATGGCGATGCACAAGAAGTGGCGGCAAACCTATTTCTCGACGCCCTCGAGCATCGGCCATGAGGCCTATCCGTTCTGGAACGGCGCTATGTTCAACAAACGGCGTGCTAAGAAGGATCGGGTCGAGTTCGATGTCAGCCACCAGGCGCTTTCTGGTGGCCAGGTGTGCCCTGATGGCCAGTGGCGTCAGATCGTGACGGTCGAGGATGCTATTGCCGGGGGCTGCGACCTGTTCGATCTCGATCAGCTGCGCCTCGAATATAGCGAGGACGAATTCGCCAACCTCCTGATGTGCCAGTTCGTCGACGACAGCCAGAGCGCATTCCCGCTTGCGATGGTCACCCCTTGCATGGTCGACAGCTGGGAAGTATGGGACGACTATCGCCCTTTTGCGCCTCGACCGGTCGGCGACCGCGGGGTATGGATTGGGTACGACCCAACGGGTACCGGCGAAGATGGCGACGGTGCCGGCCTGGTCGTAGTGCTGCCATCGCGCAGTGCCGACGAACCGCACCGGGTGCTGGAGCGTCACCGGCTGAAAGGCCAGGACTATGAAGCGCAGGCCGCTTTCATCCGCAGCTTTGAGACGCGGTACCAGATCGATCACATCGGTATCGATATCAGCGGGCTGGGTGAAGCAGTGGCAGAGCACGTTGAAAAATGGTTCCCGACAGTCGCCCGCTACCAGTACACCGTCGACGTGAAGAACCGAATGGTTATGCAGGCACAGCAGATTATGCGTAAGGGTCGCCTGCAGTTTGATGCTGGCTGGTCTGATCTTGCCCAGTCCTTCATGGCCATCAAGCGAGAGCTGACGGCCTCTGGTCGTCAATTCACCTACAAGTCCGGACGCAACAAACAAACCGGCCATGCCGACCTGGCGTGGGCCGCAATGCATGCGCTTCACCACGAACCAATCGACGGCCCGGCGGAAGAGGCCGGGCGTTCCATGATGGAGATGTTTGAATGAGCGAGACTACCGCCAAGCCCCGAATCCGCGTGCCAGCCTATACCACGGGCGATGCGCCGGCGGCGCCGACAGCCGCTACCGGCGCTTCTGCGGTTAGCAGCCCCCGTGCCGAGGCGTTTTCTTTTGGCGACCCTGAGCCTGTTACCAGCATGCGTGACTTTTTCCACGAGGGGCTTTGGCTCTCGGCAGATGAGTGGTACGAGCCACCGATCCCACTAGATGTGCTGGCTAAGAGTTACCGGGCGACGGCGCACCATGGGTCGGCGCTACAGGTGAAGCGAAACATCTTGCTGCGCACGTTCAAGCCCCACCCCCTGTTAGGGCGTCAGGCGTTCAGCGGCTTGGCACTGGACTACCTGGTGTTTGGCAACGGCTATCTCGAAGAGGTGTTCGGGCTGCTGGGTAAGCGACTGCCGTTCCGCCACCTGCGTGCACGTTATGTGCGGCGCGGCGGCCTGAATGGCGATCGCTACTGGTGGGCGCCCAACTTCGTCGACCGGGTAGAGCTTCCAGCAGGGCGGGTGATTCACTTGCTTGAGCCCGATGTGGACCAGGGCATCTATGGCGTACCGGACTACATCGGCAGCCTGCAGTCTGCATGGCTCAACGAGAGCGCGACACTGTTCCGCCGGCGCTACTATCTCAACGGTAGCCATGCCGGGTTCATTATGTACGTCAACGATGCCGCCCATAATAAGCAAGACATCGATGCGATGCGCCAAGCACTCAAGGATTCGAAAGGCCCCGGCAATTTCCGCAACCTGTTCCTGTACTCCCCAGGGGGCAAAAAGGATGGGGTACAGGTGATCCCGGTTAGCGAGGTCGCGGCGAAGGATGACTTCTGGAACATCAAGAACATCACCCGGGATGACCAGCTTGCCGGCCACCGGATACCCCCGCAACTAATGGGCATCATTCCGCAGAATACAGGCGGGTTCGGTGACGTTGAGAAAGCAGCCAGGGTATTTGTGGCCAACGAACTCGAGCCGCTTCAAGCGACCATGATGGAGATCAACGAGCGGGTCGGAGAAGAGATCGTGAGCTTTCGCCCCTACTCGCTCGAGGGAGGCGGCGGCGGTTCGGGACTTGATCCATCGCGATAGCCGCAGCGCTACCAGCACCAGTTAAGCAGCCGCCTTCGAGGCGGCTTTTTTGTGCCCACCAAACCTTTCGCCCTGAGCCGATCGGGCAGGCAGGGCCACCCAGGCCCCGGCGCCGACCCCTGGCGCGCGATCGGCACCTCGCCCCGCCTGCGCTCTAAATATTTTATTTTTTATGCACCTTTGCACCACGGCCAAACCCCGCGCCGTTGCTGGGCTCCGCAAGGGTTTTGAGGTTGGTTTCTTTTATGCGGATATCGGCGTTTTTATGCACAAGTATTCACGGTCGCCAGAGACTCCTGGCTGGGTGCCCTGTTTGAGAAGTAGAGGGGGTCTCGGAAAAAGGTAACATCGGTCGCATCAGGAAATTAAGGCTATAAGTTATTGTTTTTATTTACCTATACTGTAACCGTAAAAAGGTCGCAAAAGGTAACGCAAAAGGTAACGGAAATATAAGCCCATGATTTAAATATATTTTTATTTTTATGCTTGTAACCATACAAAAAGGTAACGCGTTACCTTTGCATCACCTTTTTGTTACCTTTTGAACAACTGTTTTATTTATATAAGTATCAATAGCTTATGCTATGTTTTTAGAAAGCGTTACCTTTGTTACCTTTTTCCGAGACCCCCACGGATTCTGGAAATCCTGCGGCCTTAACGTGTACGCGCACGCGCACCGCGCATAACACTCACAACAATTGGGACTAAGCCGGGACTCTTTGCCAGCATGTAAATTAGCAGCAATGATTAAAAATCAGCATGTTAGGCATGCTGGTAGAGGGGTGCTGAAGTTCGAATCCCTCCCTCTCCGCCACAGAATATAGATTAAGCCGCTGATTTCAGCGGCTTTTTTATATCTGCAATTTAGCCATCCCATACCTCAGCCTATACCTTTTGTTTTGGTTCTTGTTGAGCAAAACTGGACCGTATTGGAAGCCGCCTCTCAGCCTAGATCTCTTGTTGCTGACCTTTAATTTGGTTGTCAGCAAATTCTTCATGCATGCATCTAAATGAGGGATGATAGGGCCTTTTCCTTCAGATACTGTTATCTTAAGAATTATGAGTGAATCGCCCCAGTTATTCCGGAGACCGATTTGTTTGAGTCAGGCAGCTTCCCACGACTCCTCTAGTTGACGATAGTACGTCCTTTCTCTTTCTGCTGGCGGAGTGTTTCCGATGAGTTCCAGCAATCTGCGATTGTTGAGTCAGTCAACCCACTCCAGCGCTCTCAATGGGCCACGATGATGAATCACCTCCGTTTTGAACAAGCCGATGATGGTCTCGGCCAACGCATTGTCTTAGGAGTCGCCGGTGGTGCCAACTGGGGCATTGATACCCTCGTCAGCCATACGTTCGGTGTAGCGGGTCGAGAGGTATTGGCTTCCTCTATCACTATGGTGAATCAGCCCTTGCCTATGTTTTCGTGCTCCCAGAGCTTGTTCCAGAGCGTCCAGTACCAGTGCTGTTTTCATCGACGTCGCTACACGCCAACCTACGATACAGCGTGCATAAACATCGACAACGAACGCAACGTAAACGAAGCCAGACCAGGTAGTGACATAGGTGAAGTCGGCCACCCAAAGCAGATTAGGACGCATGGCCGTAGGTAAAGTCACGTTTCACTAAATCAGGTGCCCCGGATCGCTAATTGTCGTGAAGGGACGTTGGCCTCGCACCACGCCGAGAATTCCCAGACGGCGCATGAGCCGTTCTACGGTGCAACGAGCAACTTCAACGCCCTCACGGCAGAGTTGCCGCCAGACCTTACGAGAACCGTAGACGCAGAAGTTTTCTTTCCATACCCACTGAACCTCAGCCGAACTTACTGGCAATGGAACATATCGCCGCCTACTTGGACGGGTATTCGCTTTGCTGTTCAAGAACTAAACGAACAGCCCGGTCTCGCACTTCCGAGGTATATCATTTTGGTGAGTTCATGACTTCACCCTCTCAAGATATGAAGTCTCTGGTAAAACCGGGGTGGTTCACTCTGTGCTTTTCTATCAATGCAGAGTACAAAAGTTTGATTCGTCCCAAGAGTTTTATAGGAGGAGTGGGGTCGTGTATAAATGGGAGCTAAGATGGCAACTACGTCGGTGTTGGAGGCGTATAACCAATCATTTAAGGAAGCGCTGTATAAATTCCGCCGTAGCTGCTTGGCAACCATTGGGGTGTAGAATTCTGTCCTCCTGCCACTGCCTGATCAGAGCCACCCATTGAAACGTGGCGTGGAGGATCTTTCCCCATCAGAATTAATTACCTGGTGCTCGTGGAGCGCCAGCATAAAAAAGTGAATAGGGTTAAATATGTTCGACTTGATCAGTCATTTGTGGCCACAGTTCGCGTTGGTACTCACGCCAGGTCTGGAAATGGAGGAAATTGCAGTCTGGATCTGGTTGCTTATGATAGTAATCATGGCCGTATCAGTGATGTCTGTAATCCGACATCGTTGGCATTTCTCTCGGCGCTTGAAAAGGGTTCAGCAGCTTATCCAAGGACAGGATCGTAACAGTCTGGCCCATAACCGTTTGGCAACGCTGCAGAAGGCGCTGGAGCAGGATTCGGACGTCACTGGGCCATTGTGGCGAGAGTTTGATGAAAGCCTAGTGTATTCAGCAGACAAGTCCCGACTTTTCAATACGCTGGAGGCCGAGCATTTTTTTAATAATTACACCCTGGCCTATGGTCTGACTTCCAGCCGCTTGCTTGCGGCTGCGCCAGCCTTCCTAACGGCTATCGGGGTGCTAGGCACCTTCCTTGGGCTGACGCTCGGACTCAATGGATTACAGATTAATGCCGGAGATGTCGAGGCTCTGAAAGATGGCATTTCGGTGATGATCAATGGTGCGGCTGTTGCCTTCATGACCTCAATTTGGGGTGTGGCCCTCAGTTTACTGCTTAACCTGTTTGAAAAGCTGGTAGAACGGGGGGCATTGGCAAAAATCCGTAACCTGCAGCAACGTATCGACTTCTTGTATCCGCGATTACCAGCAGAGCACTCGCTGGTCCAGATCGCAGCTGCGACTGATGAAAGCAAGGAAGCTCTGCAGGAGCTGCATGAACGTATCGGCGATCGCTTACAGGAAACTGTATCTGGTATGAGTGACTCCATGCAGCAAGCGTTTACAGATGCGATCAACACCGTGATGGCGCCCGCCATTCAGTCCTTGGTAAACAATACCAATCAGCAGTCTACGGATGTGCTGGAGAAGCTGGTGTCCGGTTTTATGGATGGTATGAAAACGGCAGGTTCAGAGCAGGGTCATCTGATGAAGAATGCTGCTGAAGAAGTCCAGCAGGCTGTGTCGGTTATGGCCGACCGCATGGAGGTATTATTCAAGCAATTAGACGAGCAGCAGAACAGGTCAAGGGAGCAGACCGAGGGCACCACAAGAGAGTTCGCACAACTGCTCGAACAGCAGGGCGCAGATGCTGCACAGCGTCAGCAGCAGATGGAGCTACGTTTCAATCAGCTAATGGAGCAGATGGAACACAAAGTCAGTGCGCAGTTCGACAAGGCGGCCGAGGATGAGCGCAACCGAGCTGCCACCCAAGAGCAATTACAAACGCAGATGGTGGCCGGATTTCAGAGCCAACTTGAGCAGTTCAATAACGCATCGAACGGCCAGATTCAGGCTATTAGCGAAGCCTCGGCTAAACAGCAGAGCGAAATGGGCCAGGCTTTTGAATCGGCACTAGATGGGCTGCAAACACTTATAAGCAATCATACTGCAGCAGCCAGTGAACGGGAAAGCGTTATCGAGTCCCGCTTCAATAGCCAGCTCGAACGGCTTGCGGCAGAACAGCAGCAGTTACTGTCTGCCGTGACTCAGAGTGTCCAGCAGACTCAACAGCAGATGCTTGAACTGACCAAACAGCACCAGCAGTTAATGACTGAAATGGGCGAGGTCAGCCGTTCGGTTGAGGCCAGCAGTCAGCATATGAACAACAGCTCCACCCAGTTGGGTGTGCTGTCAGCTAACCTTAAGCAAGCAGCGGACGTATTGGATGCACGCTTGCAGACTGTAACAGAAGCACTGGCGGGAGCGTCTGATCAGAACCACGAGCTAGCCGAGCAGGTGAGTCTGCAGTCGAATACGCTCAGACAGTTACAGTCAGAACTGATCACGGCGACCCAACATTTCGAGAAGGCTGCAGTGGCTGCCGAGCAAGGCTTTGAAGTGTTTGCCAACCATCAACAGCAGTTCCTGGATGGCATCAATACTGAGTTTCAAGGGCTTGGCCAGGCGCTCAAGGAGCAGGTCGGCGGGATCGAGCAACAGGCTGATGAGTGGCTACGCAGCTACTCCACGGAGGTGCGTACTCAGGTTGGCGAGAGGATGGAGCACTGGAACAAGAATACGCTGGAGTTTTCTGATCAGATGCGGCGCACGGTGAGTGCGATCAGTGGGATAGTGGATGATCTGGAGCAGAAAGTCTGATGCGCTTTTTGAAAAAGAGTCCCGCTAATGTGGATGAGGAAAATCCCTATTGGATGTCCTTTTCCGATGTAATGTCTGCGCTGCTGATCATATTCATCCTAGCGTCGGTTGTGCTGATTATCCAACTGATGGAAATTCAAGAAGAATTAAGAAAACAGCAACAGGAATTCAATCAGGAAATACAGGAGTTACGGCAAGCGGAGCAGGTACGTAGAACTATCCTGCATGAGGCAGCTGATTTGTTGCAACAACGAGGCATACGCGTAACGGTGAGTGAAAATGACACTGTACTGAGTATTCCTAACGATATTCTAGGGTTTGGGACCGGTGCGCATGAGATCGGGACGGACTATCAGGGCACAGCTGTAGAGATTGGCAGGGTGCTTAGTGAAGTCATTAATAAGGATAATCGAGTCGATTACCTAGATACGATTTTTGTTGAGGGCCACACAGACAACCGCCCACTGAACGGCTTTATGGGCAAAGGAAACTGGGGGCTGTCGGCTTTTCGAGCCATTTCGCTCTGGCAGCTATGGGATGAGCTGCTGCCCGAGCAATTCTCTTTGGATGAACTAGAGAATAAAGATAATCAGCCGCTGTTCTCAGTCAGTGGCTATGGGCCAACCCGGCCAGCTACCAGTCGACAGGATACAGAAGAGGAGCTTAGCCAGAACCGACGAATCGATATTCGCTTTACCATCAGGCGGCCGAGCAGTGCAGAGTATCGTCGGGTCAGTGAAAACCTTGAGGAAGCTATACGATGAATTTGCCGCCACCTGAGCTGTTAGTAATAGACTGGCCTGAAGGGTCTCTGGAGAGCTGGCCGAGGCTGACAGAACGTCTGAAGAGGGTGGCAGGAGCTGCTGGCAAAAGCGATTTGTTTTATGAAACATCCGAGCATTTGAGGCGGCTATCAAGGATCATGGATGGCCGTGTACTTGCTGACTTAATGTGCAAACGCATTACAGCGAGGGCCATTACTCAGCTTTGGTTGGAAGATGCCGAGTTTCGCCGCAGAATGCTGAGCCCGAAAATCCTTGATATCTTGGTGAAGCAACAGCTTGGGCAGTTAGGTGTGGTTCCGCTGCAGAACTTGATTGCTTTGTACTTCCGCATGTTCGACGAGCTAGATCAGCATGGGGAAAACCTCAGAGAAGAACTTCAAGACCTCTTAGAGCAACAGCTGTCTAAACGCTTTGCACATAATTCCAGATCCTCTAGTCACCAGCGAGACTTGTTGTCCATTCTGTATTCCGAAGCGAAATGGCTTCTTTCAATCAATGGGCCCAAACACTTGGTGGATTACGTCTATGAGGAAGGTTTAGAGCTTGACCGGGCCTTCTTGCACTTCGAGCTACGAGGGCTCGATGATGGCCGGTATGCGAGTATCTGTCGGGCGCATTATTATTTGAATACCTTGAGAGAGCTGCCGGTTGGTCAGTATCACGAGGTACTGGCTGAGTTGCTCAAGCCAGCGGTCAGCCAAGCTCCCTTTGAGGACGGCAAGCGTATCGGCCATGTGGCTCTGGAAATTCTTATTGATCGGGCAGGTGATGCACCGGGTGATGAGTGGCAGAATTTCATTATGGATCTGGCGGGTGATCCACGTATCACAAGTACTGCACAGAGCTACCGTGAATGGTGGCAGCCGCTGGGCGAAGATCGAATTGAAAAGGTGAGACGCTGGCTTTACAAGGAGGATTTGCGTTTATTTCTTAGCGCGTTGGAGCAGTTTGGCAAGGAAAGCGGTGATGCTGCCATGCAGCGCATGTTTCCGGCTCGTAAGCGGTTTATTGAGGGGCTCGATAGACTCAAGTTGGTACGCAAAACCCGCCTGATGCTTGGAGCCAAAGCCGCGTCCGCAGTGAAGAATATTCTTGGTGATGAATTAAGAACAAACTTCGTAAGACTTTCCAATGCCAACGGCATGTCTGACAAAGCGGTTATCTATATTGATTGCGGTGATTTTTGTCTGATTGAAGGCTCCCATAACTTCAAACTGTGGGTATACCTGCGGCCACCGTGGGAGAGATTGTATAGTTACAATACTAAACAACTATCACATTCCGAACTGACGATACGTGCCCCAAGTGGATATAAGGGACTTTACGGTGTAGATGCGCCATACGAAGCCATCACCCATAGTCCTTCGACGTGGCACAACCGTTTTTTCAGCTTTTTGGCCGACCATGGGGTGTCTATTGATATTGAACAGTTGATGTTCCCTGATGACTACAGAAACTATTTAAGGCGGTTTGGTATTCCCTATGTAAAGCCGCTGAAAACGCGGCTTGAACCGTTGTCAGCTTTCAGCCCAAGAAACGATCACGCAGGCGGTGGACGTAACCAAGGTTAAATTAAGGCGAGGAGTGGCCTGAACATATGAAGAACCACCTCAGGGATCTGTTCAATTCGTTAATGTTCGGTCGGCAAGACCGAGACAGTGACATTGAGAGTACGTCGCTGCAGGTGCAAGCAGACTCAAGTGGACTAATATTTTTTGAATCTCTCCAGACCATTACCGAACTCAAGATAGGCAAAGGCTCGCCTGTTGCACAGTTGCAAATGGTTGTGCTGCAAATGTTGCTTGAGCAAGGCGATGCGGAGCCCTTGCCTAACGGCTATCGAGTGAGTTCGCGTGTTGCTGCCGCGCTTGATGATGAACAAGCAGATTTACTCCACTTACCTAGTCGCTTTACCCATGGTTTTGTCGCTCATGTGAAAGGGCATACCCGCAACTCTGGTTTCAGAGTACAGATTTTTGCCTCCATTGATGGTCAGGAGCACCCCGTCCTCATCAAGGGGCCTTATCTCTATATTGGCCAAAGTCAGCCGTACCGTTTGACTCCAGCTGAATTGTCCGCATTTTCGGCGCTTGAAGTACATGGCAACCTGCCTTCTGATGAGGCTGGAGAAGCGGCTAACTTACGTTTGATGGCGCAACTGCAAGCAGCACGGCGCAGTGGCATGGATCTTGAGCTTGGCGCATTTAGTAATCTCAATGTGGTTGTGCCTGAAGGTATTGGTGTTGTGGCAACGCGGATGCCGGATGGCAGCCTTGAGCTTTGTCCTTCTCTGGGTGATGGTTCGACCCCGGATCAACTCGATAAGCGCTGGAGCCAGTTGGACCTAACCCGTGATGGTGGCGTGCTGCGAATAGAGGAAAGGTTGGTTCTATTAGAACCTGAAAAGATCGCTGCGGTACGTGAGGTGTTGGGTAGCCGGCGCATACCGGCTGGCAAGGTGGAAGAGTTTATCAAGACACCCTCTGCCTTTATTGATGCGTCTCTGGTCAACCTGGATTTGGGGTTTTCAGTTCGCGTACTGGGCATTGGTAAAATGCAGCATATGGACTTCGGCCCGCTGGATGATAAAAAACGGGATTGGTTTGCGACCTCAACGCGCCCTCAGCCTCCTGAAGCGTTGCATAAACATATTACTTGTACGGAAGATCTCGATGCCTTTCAGGAACGTTTACACGCAGCCCAGCAACAAGGTGCCCAGAGCGTTGAGTTTGAAGGGGAGCAGTTTGATATCAGTGAGCCTGCCAATGTCATCAGTGTCCTTAGGAGCATAGAAGCAGGCTTTGAGCATAAACCTGTAAAACAGGAACAGGGAGGTGACGACCAGCCCGAAACCGAGAGGGTCACGCTCCTGTTAAGAGATGCGGACGAACTCAACCGTGAACTGTTGACCAAGGCGCAGCAGCAGGGCAGAACGCCGATAGTCGATGCTTCCAAGCTGCGTCGCTCTCCCTACCCGCATCAGGCTGAAGGGATCAGTTGGATGCTTGATCTGTTGCTTAAAGCTTTGGCTGACGATCATAACAATATGTATCGATTGCAAGGAGCTTTGCTGGCTGACGATATGGGCCTGGGCAAAACCTTCATGACTCTCGTGATGGCCGCAGAGTATTTGGCTATTCAGGCGGCGGCGGGCAGAACACAGAAGCCTATACTGGTGGTAGCGCCGCTCAGTTTGCTAGAAAACTGGGAAGACGAGATAGGCAAAACCTTCAAGTCCTCTCCGTTCCGGGATGTAAAGGTATTGCAAGCCGGTAGGGATCTGTCGGAGTTCCAAATCAAAGATGCCCCACGAGAGTCGCTTCAATTGGCTGATTTGCTAGATGAAAGCGATGCGATGAGCGAGGCGGATATCCGTTACTCACTGCAGATTGGACGGGAAGCAGGTATTCATCGGCTCGATATGGATAGCCGGGTAGTGTTGACTACTTACCAGACTTTGCGCGATTACCAGTTTTCGCTCTGTGTCATTGATTGGGGTGTTGTGATTTTTGATGAAGCGCAGAATATCAAGAATCCTAATACGTTGCAGACCCGGGCAGCCAAAGGGCTCAAGTCGGATTTCAAGTTGCTTGCAACCGGCACCCCAGTTGAAAACAGTCTGGGTGATTTCTGGTGTCTGATGGATACGGCACAGCCGGGTTTGCTCGGCAACTGGGCAGAGTTCCGGAGTAAATGGATTACTCCGATTTTCAAGGCTACGGACGAAGCCCGGGACCAGATGCGCATTGAGATCGGCTCGTCCCTGCGCGAAGCGGTTGGCCCATTCATGCTGCGGCGGATCAAAGAGCAGCAGCTTAAAGGTTTGCCGAGTAAATACATTCGCTCAGGGCTGCTTCAGAGCGAAGCTGAGAATCTTCAGAGGACGCCCGAATTGGCCGTAGTAATGAAAGGTACTCAGTTACAAGCGTATGACAGTGTGCTGGATAACTACCGATGCCAGCGTGCTGAGGAAGATATGCGTGGGCAGGCGCTTTCAGCGTTGCAGCAGTTGCGCCTTATTTCTCTGCACCCGCGCATGGGTGACAAGGACCTGCTCCGTGTGAGCGGAGCAAAAGCGGCGCGCAAGGCGATTGCAGAGTCAGCGAAATTGTCGGTGGTTCTAGAACAGCTTGATCGCATCAAGGCTAAGGGCGAGAAGGTGATTCTCTTTATGGTCACCAAGCAGCTACAAATAACGCTTAAGCTGTGGCTGAGCCAAATTTACGACCTGGACATTCATATCATTAACGGCGATACCGCAGCTGTGCAAAAAAAGCGGGACGTTCTTACCCGTAAGAAGATGATCGAACAATTCGAAGCAGCTACCGGGTTCAATATTATTATCATGTCACCGGTTGCTGCAGGTGTGGGTTTGACAGTGGTAGGCGCTAACCACGTTATCCATGTTGAGCGGCACTGGAACCCAGCAAAAGAAGCCCAAGCAACTGATCGAGTGTACAGGATCGGGCAGACAAAGGACGTATATGTTCATCTCCCAGCTGCGCTACACCCACAGTTCGATTCCTTCGATGTACATCTTAATCGGCTACTGAGCGGTAAGCTTATGATCAAGGATGCGGTGGTGACCCCGGAACCTGTGGACGAAAAAAGTATGGTTACATCTTTGGGGCTTTGAGCCTTGGAAGCTGAGATGGTTAGTCAAGACAATTAAGGAAGAAAGGAGCATATTGATGAGCGATCATAAAAAAGCAGTCCCTTTTGGACTTGAGAAAGGTGTTAAATTGGATCAGCTGTCTTTTGAAATTGAAGAGATTGGACCATGTGTTTACATGACGGTAAATCCTCCAAAGCCTCATTCAAGTTTTTCTAGTTATATTCTCAGAGTTGCCCCATGCTCTGGGCTGTATTGGATCAAGGGTGTAAGTAATGATATTAATACTGATAGCTTTGGTTCAGTATTGAAGTCAAAGGCTGATAATATGATTGATAGGCTAGAAAGAATTTACGGGGAGGCGGAGAAAGTCTCCTTTTTAAGTATGGGAACTATATGGGATGAGCCTAGAGACTTCATGAATGGCTTGCTTAATAACGAAATTCACTATGGTGCCAGATGGTCTAGTGCCTCTCACGATCTTCCAGAAGGCTTGGAAGGAATTTTTTTAGGAGTAAATGCCAATAGTTCTAATAGTGGGTATATGTTTATTGAATATGAATTTGATAATCATAATCAAGCTGAAAGAGAAATTGAAGAACTTGAGGATGATGCTCTTTGAGTGAGGGTTGTTTGTTTATTTCCTGAATTAAATTAATAGGTGTAGCACCTGCGGTTTCTAATGCTCCTGAATCTTCTTATAGGAATACCTGGGCTGGGGTTCGGTACCCCAGCCCCTTTCTGGGTCTATTGTTCAGCTTGTGAACAAGGCGACGCAGCTCTGTATTAGTCACCTTCTGGACATCTGTACTTTTCAGAAAATATTGCCTGATCAGCCCGTTGGTGTTCTCATTTGTCCCTCGCTGGCCTGAGCATAAGGATCGCATAAATTTTTTAGGATTATAAACTGTGCGCACACAGTAAATTCTTTATACGCTGGCTGACGTGCCATAAACTGTTCCTTATTTAACTTTTTGATGCTCCTTTTTTACCTGAGTACTAGCCTCTAAGTATACACCTGAATCCGTGAAGCCGGCGCCGACACTTTCCCTATCACCGCCAGCGAGCACTTTTTGATCATTCGCCCCGTGCAAGTTGGCTTTCGCAAGCCCGT